TGGGCAACCCTATCAGTAATTTGAATAGTCTTCCTGATTTGAACCCGAATCTTATAGATCCGGCTAACAAATTAAACAGAAGACAACAATTTACAGATTTATGTGTGTATTATTCTATGGCTCAGTATATTCTACCGTTGATTGCAGATTTCGGTAATCCTGAAAGTGAAGAAGTATCAAAAATCACATACTACGATGCAAAGTTCAACGATTTATTCAATGAACTAACAGCAATCGCAGATTTCTATGATTATGATAATGATGGAACTGTTCAGGACGATGAAAAAGCAATAACATACGCCAGAACAAGACGAAGTCGTTCAAGAAGAAGTATAGTGCAGGTTAGATAATGAGTAAAAGAACAGATTTAATCAGTAAAATTACTACAAATCTATCAGCATATACTGCCTTCACAGTAAGTTCGGAAATGCCTTTCATATCGGGAGGCATTCCGCTTTATGAGAAGAATATGAAAACGATTTATGTCGGTGAGCAAAATATTGGAGTAGGAGAATTATATGATACTCTTGATGGTCAAGTTATCAATGAAACAACTACTAATATAAATGCTTATCTGAGCGTGGATGCAAAAGAACAACTAACTAATATAGATACCGTAATTGCACAAATACTATTAGCCAGAAATGGTATCGCTAATACTGTAACCAGCACAAGCGAATACGATACTGACATAGTAAATGATGTGATTACATACACATTTGAATTTAATTTCACAACCGTATAGGAGAAATAAATGGCTGTAATAAATGTAACAGACGGTTCAAGTTGTATACTAGCTATAGGAAATACCGCAGTAAATGGTGCTATCGGTGGAGTGGATGCATTAGAGATCCCCTTCATAAATGATATCACTGTGAACGCCTCGACAGGTGTAACAAGATATAAAGTGTTAAATAGTGCAAGTGAAAAAGCTTTCACAACACCTTCAACTAACCAGATCACACTAAATTGTCTAGTAGACGAAGCGGTGTTCTTTGGTAATGCAGGTGGCACAACAAATAAAGTCACAAATGATGGCTTATTTGGCGCAAGTAATGATAAAACAGAAGTTCACTTTGAGTTGAGCTTTGAAGGTAGCACAGCAGGAGATAAAACAATCTCCGGTGTAGGCTATATTTCAGGACTTGCACCCACAGTATCTATGGAGCAAGCCGTATGGCAAACCCCAGTTACTATCGAGTGTGATGGAAACCTAACAGCAGGAACAATTTAACCAGCGTTAAAAACCCAAGTAGAGTCCCCTTAAGGGGACTTTACACTTAGGAGAATTTATGAATTTACCACAAAGGTGGGCACAATACTATGTAAATGGTGTATGGACTTTACCCACAAGAGATATCAGAGTAAACGGTGTATGGACTACACTTGATGACTTTGCAAAAGAAAATAATGTGGATTTACCAGATGGTAAACACAAAGCAAAACCTAAAAAACAGATAAATACAGATATAGAGGAAAAAGGATATGGAGATATGGAACAAACATTCTCCTCAACAAGTGTTGAAGAGTATGGAGATGGAGATAGCGAAAGCACAGAATGAAATAAGATGTGCCGGAGCAGATGTTAAAAAAGCATCAAATAGATTAGCATTCTGCTTGAGTGCTGTTCACAACTTAAAAGACAGATTAGATAAAGATATACAGGAGTAAAGATATGGAATTAAACAAATTAGCAACAAAACCACAACTAATCAAAATAATCTTAGACGATGAAGAAACACTGGAAATGTATAAAGAAGCAGTGGAATTCTGGTGCTATGATAGACAACCTATAGCAAAATTCGTTAAGTTCGCAGTAGCGGGCCAGGATAATTTTGAAGAGCTTATAGTGTTATGTGAAGACCTTATATTAGACAAAGATGGTAAACAGGTATTAGCAGATGGTAAAGTCTTACCAGCACAATTATTGATGAAAGCAGTAAATAAAGTTGTAGAAATACTGGGAAAGTAACAAATAGTTCTCTTAAAGAGACTAGTGGAGAACTAAAAACAGCTCTTATGCTTGATGCATTAGCAGAAAGGTATAATAAGTTGCCCAGTGAAGTGTTAGACAAAGCAGACACACTGGATTTATGGGTATATGATGTAGCCATAAGTTATAGAACATATAAACAGGGTGGTGAAGAGGAAAAAGGTAAAAAATTAGACCAGAAATCACTACAAGATTTAATGGATTCTGTTAGAAATAGAAAATGAGTATAAAAATAAGTCAAAAAGATATTAAAGATTTGCAAAAAGATATAAAAAATGCAATTGAAGATTCTATGAAAGATACTTACAAGTTCTATCGTAAAGAAACCCCTGTTCGCGGTGGTAATGCAAGAAATAAAACAAAATACACAGAAACAAGTAGCAGTTACAATATAGAAAGCAGATATGATTATGCTGGTCCTTTAGATGCAGGTAGGAGTAAACAAGCACCTAATGGATTCACAAAGCCTTCATTTAACTTTCTTAAAGATAAAATAACTAAAAGTTTCAAAAAAATATAGGTAGAAATAATGGCAACAATAGATGCATTCTTAAAATTAAACACTAAAGACGCAGAAAAAGGTGTAAACAAGTTAGGAACAGCCTTAAAGGCTTTAGCCGGTGCGGCAGTAGTTAAAGGAACACTGGATTTAGCAAATAACTTTCAAAGTCTATCTAATAGATTGCGTAGTGTAACCGGTTCAACAGCAGAATATAATAAAGCACTTAAAAATGTAAAAGAATTAGCAGATAGTTCTCGTAGTAGTTTAAGTGCAACAGCAGACCTATATTCAAGTCTAACTATTGCATCAGAAGACTTAGCATTAAGTCAAGATGAAGTAGCAAAAATTACAGATACATTCTCAAAAACCCTTAAAATATCAGGTGCAGAAACAGGTGCCGCCGCAGGTGCTATGATACAGTTCGGTCAAGCATTAGCATCAGGTGTGTTGCGTGGTGATGAATTTAACAGTATCAATGAAACAAACAGTAAGTTTATGGGCGAATTCGCAAATATCCTGGGTGTGACTCGTGGTGAATTGCGTAAAATGGCTGAGCAAGGCTTACTAACAGCAGACATAGTAGCAGATGCGGCTCAGATAATGAATAAGAGCATCAATGAAGACTTTGGTAAAACATTACCCACAATAAGTGAATCCTTTCAGGATATAACTAATGAAGTCACATACCTAATAGGTGAAATAGAAGCAAAAACAGGTATATTTGAAAGTTTAGCTAATTTAATAAGAAAAATTGCAGATAATTTAGAAGTAGTTATACCTCTATTAGCGGCAGCCTTTGGTGCGGCCGCGGCGGCAAGGCTAATGACATTCGTTCAGGGTATGCAAATCCTACAAAAAGTGCAAAAAGGTTTCAATACAGTTCTTAAAACAGAAATTACATTAAGATCTATCATAAATGCACTAACAGGAGCAGGAATACTCAAGGTGGCAGCCGCAGGCGCAGTTGGTGTAGGTGTATATGCTGGTCTTAACGCACTATTAGAAGACACGGTTGAAAATACTCAAGAATTAGCAGGAATAGATCCTAACTTCGTAGGTCCAGGAGAAGATCCAGAAAAAAGGGCAGAAAGATTAAGACTTCAAAGAGAAAAAGAAGCAGATGCACTTAGAAAAAAATTAGACCTTCAAAGAGAACAAAACAAAGCAGATCAAGATGCAAAAAGAATAGAAGATGAAAAAACCAGAATAATAACTAGGAATTTAGAAAAAGCAAAAGCAGTCACAGAAGAAACCAGAGCTAATATAGATAACTTCGTTAAAAGTATGGAATTAGAAACAGAAATACTTGGACTTTCAGAAAAACAAAAAGAATCTAAAAGAGAAATAGCAGATATAGAAAAAGAAAGAGAAGAAACATTAGCAGAAATAAAAGGATTAGAATTTGATAAAGATGCTACTAAAGATGCAGAATTAAGAGCTAAAAAAATAGCAGAAATAAATGCTTTATATGACGAACAAGTAGAAAAGGTATCAATACTTAGAGATGAGTATGAGAAAATGAGCACATCTTTTGGTGTAGGATTTCAAGAAGCATTTGCTAACTTTACAGAGATGGTAGAAGATGAAGCCGCTTATGCACAGAAATTATTCGACACAATGGCTAATGGATTTACAGATGCTATTATGAACTTCGTAGAAACAGGTAAATTAAGTTTCAAAGACCTATTCAAAACACTGATGATGGAAATCATTAAGATGCAGGCTAACAGATTATTCTTAGCACTATTTGATCCTACAGGAGGATTACTTACAAATCTATTTGCAGGATTCTTTGCACAAGGTGGTTCTATCCCAGCCGGTAAATTCGGTATAGCCGGAGAAGCAGGACCCGAAATCATACGAGGACCAGCAAGTGTAGTATCAACAGATGACACAGCAGAAATGATGGGCCGAGGAACAAACATAACATACAATATACAGGCAGTTGATGCTCCCAGCTTTCAGGCTCTTGTAGCACGAGACCCAGAATTTATTTACAATGTAAGCAGAGCAGGTGCTAGAAGAATACCAGGAGGAGCAATATAATGAGCTTACAAACAATTATAGATAATGCACAATATATCACTGTTGATAGAAGAGAACTAACAGGTAGTTCTATGAGTAGAAGTGGACACTATAAGACAGCAGATAGAAATGTAAATGTATATTCATTCACAATGGGTATGCATAATGGACTTAAATATAGCACAAACAGAGCAGTCTTAGAAGACCTATATAGTGCTACAAGCACAACTACTGAAGCAAATATAAGTCTTAATAATAATACTGATATGAATTATTTAACTGATTATCAGGGCGATTTAACATCACCTCAACAGGCACAAATAACTGTAAATGGTGTCACAGGAAAAGAAATCTATATAGATCAAACAGGTATAACAGGTGATGTATCAGGATATACACATATACTTAAAAAAGGTGACTTCATACAACCAGAAGGTAATGTAGGAGGATATAGATATCCTTATCAAGTTACCAGTGATGTTGCATTTAACATAGCAGATAGTAATACCACTGTGGGTGTGCATAGACCAGTATTAAGTCAAACAGGTGTAGCACTGACAAGTGGTGGAGTAAAGTTAGGTAATGATGTTACTTGGCGTGTTAAAGTCACAAGTCTACCCACATATAGTGTAGTGCCTTATGACAGAATAGAGTTCAGTGAAACATTTAATCTAATTGAGGTAATAACATAATGGCCACAACAATAACACCAGTTCAACAAGATCATATATCATCCTGTATTCTTATAGATTTAGATTTAGACGGAACAACATACTATATAAGTAGTGCATATAAACCAGTTACATATAATAGTAATACATACACTGAGTTAGGAAGTTTCTTACAAATATCACCTTTCACTGAAGATATCAGAACAACTAATGGTGATATAAGTATAACATTAAGTGGTATCCCAAGCGAACAAGATTATTTAAGTCTGATCTTAACAACACCCATAAAAGGCGGAACTATATCTGTATATAGAGCATTCTATAATACGACAACAGATGAAATAGATACAGGACAAATATATAAAAGATTTAGCGGTGTAATAACTAACTTTACAATACAAGAAGACTTCTCACCAGGTATAGAATTACAAAATAGTGTGACTATAACTTGTGCAAGTGTGAATACTCTGTTAGAAAATCGTATAAGTGGACAAAGAACAAATCCAGATGATAGAAAAAGATTATTCCCTACTGATGCTGTATTTAATCGTGTGCCTCAATTATATAACATATCCTTTGACTTCGGTAAAGAATATCAAGCCGGAGGCGGCGGAGGCGGCGGATATGGCCGTGGAGGCGGAGGCGGTGGTGGAGGCCGTAATAAACAAAGAATACAGGAAAGGTAATGAAAGTAAGAAGAGCAACAATAAAGGACTATGCAGACATCAAAAGATTGATGATAGACTTTGCAAACAATAATCCTGTTGAAGATTTACAATCACCAGAATACAATGATATGCATGTAAATAGGTTGCTTGACTATTTAAGTAAAGAAGGTATAAGTCTTGTATGTGAGAATGAAGGTAAAGTTATAGGAATGCTGTTAGCAAGTATACAGGGAGATATATGGCTACCACACATAAAAAGAATGACAGAAATAGCATGGTGGGTAGACAGCGAATACAGAGGAACTACAGCAGGTGCAAGACTATTGCACGAGTATATCACTTTAGGTAAAGAACTTACAGATAATAAAGTTATATCAAGCTTCACACTTACAACATTAGCAACAACTCCTGATCTTAAATTACAGGAAAGAGGTTGGGAAAGTATAGACTACAATTGGGTATATAGAGGTTAAACAATGGCAGTATTTACAGCGATAGCAACAGCAGTCACAAATGCACTATTATTTGCAGGTGGTGGTTTCTTAGGTAGTAGTCTAATAGGATGGGGATTGGCAACAGCAACAGGATATATAGTAGCAGGTGGATTAGCAGTTGCAACAGCAAGAGCTTTAGGAATAATACCGGAAATGCCCGGAGCAGGTAAAGATCCTGGTGTCACAGTTCAGTTAGCACCTAACACAGACAATAAATTAGCAATACACTATGGTAAAGCATTTACAAGTGGTCCTATATTTGATGCCGCAATCAGTAATCAAAACCAGACAATGACATACTGTATAGCATTAAGTGAAAACACACAATCAGGTGATTTCACAGTGGGTTCTATATTTATGAATGATGTAGAACTTATATTCTCAGGTAATACGGTAATAAGTCACAGAGATCCTAATCAAAGCACAGCCACTAACTATAATGGTAAAATAAGAGTAAATGTTTATCAGGGCGGTAGCAGTGGTAGTGATGTAGTGTTCCCAGCATCTGGAACAGGTGCATCTACACCTGCATCAACTATTGTTCCTCACTGGGGAGTATTGCACACAGCAAACGAAATGGTATTTGCTGTAGTTCAAATAGATTATGATGCAGAAAACGGCTTAACAGGATTACCTAACTTTACATTCGAGCTAACTAACAGCCTTAAAAACCCAGGTGATGTATTGTATGATTATTTAACTTCAAATCGTTATGGTGCTGGATTAAGTAATGCACAATTAGATATCAATAGTATAACAGGCACAAGTAATGTGGAAATGAAAGGCTACTGTGACGAATTGGTATCCTATACAAATAAAGCAAATGTAACTACCACAAACAAAAGATATGAAGTAAACGGAGTATTAAGCACATTTAACACATCTACAACAAACATAGATACAATATGTCAAGCGGCCGCAACATACTTTACATTTGATGTTAAACAAGGTAAGTTCAGAGCTATACCTAATAGACAAATCAGCACCGCTGAAAAGGCTAATTGTTATGTGTTTAATGATGACAACATAGTAAGTAAAATAGATATTTCAAGCACAGAATTATATAGTCTATATAATGGTGTTGAAGTGGAATTTGCAGATCAAAACCGTAAAGATCAAACAAATACAATATTGGTAGAAACACCTGTAGCAGACAGAAATGCAAACGAACCAGAAAATGTGTTAAATTATCGTATAGATTTAATCAATGACAATATTCGTGCTGAAAGATTAGCAAACATAGACCTTAATCAGAGTAGAAACAGCACCGTAGTTCAGTTCGTAAGTGATTATGCAGGTATACAAACAGATGTAGGTGATGTGATTAAATTGACAAACACCTTATATGGTTGGGACGAAAAATTATTCCGCGCATTAAGAACAACAGAAAGACAAGATGAAACAGGTATGTTATATGCAGAAATAACAGCATTAGAATATCAAGATTCATACTATACAGATCCTGATATAACTGAAACACCAGATCTAGGTAATATAGATTTACCAAGGATACCTATTATACCTCCCATATACATACCACAAGCATATACTGATGGATATTCAAACATATCTGCTTTACCAGGTAATGTATTTGGTAATGTTATAGTAAATGATGCAATGCAAGTATTTGGTGCAGGTGCTCAGTTAGAAAATGCTGGTTTAACAAATACAAATGTAGACAGCGGAACAGTATATAAAGATCTAATAACACCGGAAGTATATGATATAAGCGGTGTAGATATAGGTGATTATACATTTGATGCATTTGGTAATTTAGCAGGTGTTATACCACCAGGTGGGTTTCAAGCCGCATTCCGTAATAATGTTACAATCAATTTTGCAAATACAACATCTCAGGCTAACTATGTAGCAGGTGGTGGTGGAATAACACTGGAAAGCACAGGTATACCGCCTCAATTAAATGATAATAAAAAAATATCTTTAGATCCCACAACACACGGATTACCTGCAGATATGTTACCACGAACAGCAACTATAAAATTGCAAGGATATACAACTCTTGATGATGATACCGCAAATGGATACCCCAGAGCAGTAGGTAATATGAAATATGAAATGAAGCGTATCACAAAAGGTGAGAGAGAATAATGCATAGAATAATATATAACACAAACACCGGTAGAATAGAATCCTGCAGGCGTATGAGCGATAGTGTATTAGCCTTACAATTAAAACAAGCACCTAATTTAGCAAGTATAAATGGATTCGTAGAAAACAATTTAGATTACAAAATAGATTTAGATACATTAGAAGTAGTAAGTCAAAACAATCCTTTCAATAACTTTAATGTGCAATACTGGATGAGACAACGAAGAACTAATTTACTAAAAGATACAGATTGGACACAAGGCGAAGATTCACCATTAAGTGCAGAAAAGAAAGCAGAATGGCAAACATATAGACAAGCATTAAGAGATGTGCCTGCAAATAATACAAGTGCTACAAGCAAAGAAGATGTTGTATGGCCTACACCGCCAGGAGCATAAATGAAGAGATTTGGTTTCTTTAAGAACGAATTCAAAGGTTCAGAACCTGTAAATGCCGCTGGATTACCAGAAGTAACAATAACACCGGTATTAGCAAATGTAAATCTTGGTAATGTTATCAACTTTAACATATCAGCAAACAGAACAACACAACCCACATTCTATTGGACTTTACAAGGTAATGTCGCAACAGGTGATTTCACAGATAGTGAAGGACTGAGTGGTAATATACAATTAGATGCCACAGGTAATGCTACTATAACAAAAGAATTGTATCAAATAGGTAATGCTAATGTGGATTTCTATATGGATATCAGAACAGGTTCTCCTGCAACACCTATAGAAGCAACAAGCACAACCGTATTCACAGAAGATGTAGAAACAATGACTGTCACAGGTGGTGATGAAATAATAACGGTAGATCAATATTATACAGCTCACAGATATAATGCAAGTGCAAATCTAAATATTATAGATTTAGGAGATAATGCTAACTTCTACAGCACTTTAGCAAATGTAGAATACTTAACCGCTGGAGGCGGTGGTGGTGGCGGATATGTTGATCTAAACACAACACCATTAGGTAATATAGAATTAGCAAGTGCCGGTGGTGGCGGTGGTGGTGAGGTAATAGAAAGCAGTAATATAGTATCTTTAGCAAATTATACAGTCACAGTGGGCACTGGAGGCAGTGGAGGTATATCTAACACAAATGCTTTACCTAATAATGGTGCAAATACAAGTATATTTGATACTATTGCACAAGGTGGTGGTAAAGGTGGTTCAGTATTAGCAAAATTCAATGGTGAAATAGATAGTGCTGATTTAGATAAATTAAATGGTGGTAATGCTGTTATAGGTGGTGGTTCGGCAGGACACATATTAGCAAAATCTGACTTTACAGGTGCAAATATAACAATAGGTTCTGCAGGTGTAGGAACTATATATGGTGGTGGCCTTGCATCATCTAAAACATTCGGCTCAGGATCTTTATTTGGTAAAAGTTATTTAATTGGTGCTGGTAGTGGTGGTTCTATGGACTCAGATGGTAGACCAGCCTTTACAGAGGATTTAGAATTTGGAGATCCCCCAGATACTCCAGCAATTGGTGGTGGTAGAGGTGCTCAAGGTTATACTACAAATATTTTAGGAAACACATATAAATTAGCATATGGTGGTGGCGGTGGTGCAGGACCTATAGGTTTCTCAACAACAGTAGCCACTATATATGGTGTAGGTGGTATAGATATTGATGCGGATGGTTCTACTCAAAGTGTAGGTGGTGTAGGTGCTGGTGAATACAACAATGGAACAATGTTTACAAGAGGTGTATATCCTCCAGGCACTGCCTTTGACAATTGGCCTCAAAATCCTACTATAGGTAGAAAAGGACAAGATGGCACAGGTTCAGGTGGTGGCGGTGGTGCTCCTTTTAGTTACAATTATACAGCATTATCTTTAGATGGAACAGAAGGTGGTAATGGCACAGTTATAGTAAAATATATATCATCCTTTAGAAAAGCAACAATTTAGATAAATATATAGAACAAATAATATTCTGTTATGCCTTAGCATAGCAGTCTAATCCTTTAGGAGAGATATATGTCAGGTAGACTATTAGATTTCAAATCATATATTGGTGGAGCAGATAATGTTCAAGTTATCGAATTATTCCCCAGCAATCAAAAATCATATACATATTCATTCGGTGGTGCAAATATATCAGGATATAGTTGGCAGTTAGATTATCAAAGTGTATTGGTAGATACAGTAACATACGATAGAACAACTGGTGATCCTAACTTTGCAGATACCTCAGTGACTGGTTATTTCGATAATTTAACAACAATTACGCAACCAGATGCAAATATAAATGTAACTGATGCCGCAACAGGAACAGTGGTAATAACAATACCAGACGACAGATATACTGGTAAATTACTACCTAACGCAAGAAGTAATGTGGTAATGACCGTATTTAGCGTTGAATGGACAACCGACGATTCTCCCACACAAACAGAACTCCATCGTTGGGCAATATTAGAACGATGGGAACCAGAAGTAACACCAGGAGATCCAGCAACAGAAACATCGCCGCAGTTCAACGCACTATAGGAGAATAAATGGCTAATATAACAGTATCAGCAAGTAATCCTGTAATAAGTGTTGCGTCCACATTAAGTAATGTAGCAGTAAGCGATGTAGATAGTGGACAACTGGTCACAAGTATATCCACCAGTCAAAGCAATGTAACAGTAAGTTCTACAAGCACAGAAGTCACAGTAGGCGGATTAGCCGCAGTTGCAAATACCGTAATAAGAAGTGCTGTAAGTGCCTCCGATAACGGAGGTGATGGTTCCTTTACATATGATCAACCTACAGGTGTATTTACATATACAGGTCCCAGTGCTAGTGAAGTAAGAGCACATTTCTCAAATACATCTCCCATAACATATAGTAGTTCAACAGGTGTTATAGGCGTTGATCCTGATGCATTATTCTCAGGTAAAACAACAGATGATTTACCACAAGGTAGCACAAATAAATATTTCTCAACATCAGGTGCCGCAGTAAATACAGATAATTTAGCAGAAGGTAGCACTAACTTATACTTTACAAATACTAATTTTGACAATAGATTTGCAACAAAAACAACTGATGATTTAACAGAAGGCTCATCTAATTTATACTTTACAACAGCACGAGTAGATACTGAAATAGAAAATTATACAGGTGACTTCAAAAATGTAAATGATATAGTTGCAAATGGACTGGCTTTAGAAGGAGGAGGAACTAATACTGGAGTTGTAATAAATTATCAAAACCCTTCTTCTAATCCTAGCGATCAAGGTCTAGTATTTGACAGACCAGGAGCAACCGCTAATGCATACATAGTATGGAGTGAAACAGGTGGTGATAAATGGTTATTCAGTGATGGCAGTAATGTATATACTATGCCAAGAACAACCACAGATCTAACAGAAGGCGCTAATTTATATTATAGTAATGCCAGAGTATTAGCATATATTGTAGATAATGGTTTAGACTTTAACGCAGAAAAAGTAGATGATCAAGTTGCTAATTTATTGGTAGCAGGAAACAGCATAGATTTAACATATGATGATAGTGCTAACACACTGACTATAGATTATCAAGAAGATGTAGTAAGCAATGGTAATCAATTCGGTGATGTATCCTTTAACATAAATGCAGGCACAATACATAAAGCAACTCTTATAGGTGACATAACAGGTATAACATTAGCAAATATATCTGCAGGAGATAGTGCTACACTATTGTTCACACAGGATTTAACAGGTTCTCACATATTAGATACAACAACTACACCAAGTAATTGGACTAACTGGGACTTTGCAGATAACAACACAGAATTATCAGGCGATCCAAGTGCTGAAGATGTCATAAGTGTAATTTATGATGGCACAACATTCTATGCAAGTATAGTAAGTATGGAAGATGTTTCTATACCTAATAGCAGTCTATCTAATAGTAATGTAATAATAAATGGAACAACTTTCACACTTGGAACAAGCGGAACACTCAATACATTTAACACTGATGTCACAATAAACGGTAATTTAGAAGTGCAGGGCAACATAGATTATGTCAATTCTGAAGATTTATTGGTAAAAGATCAAAGCATAACACTAAATTACGGTAATGCCACAGCCAGAGATGCATTTATATATGTGGATAGAAGTGGTAGTGTCTTAAACAATGCTCATATAAAATGGAATGAAACAAGTGATCAATGGGAAATATATGATGGCACTTCAACATATAAAATACCCACAAGCACAACAGATTTAGCAGAAGGAACTAACTTATACTATACACAAAGTAGATTTGATACAGCATTCAGTAATAAAACAACTACAGATTTAACTGAAGGAACTAATTTATATTATACAGATGCCAGAGTAGAAGCATACCTAAGTGGTAATACATCAACAATAAATGCAGATACTATTGAAGCAAACGCATTTATAGGTGGCACATTTACAGGTGAAGGTAGTGATTTAACAGATGTTCGTGCGGAAAGTGTTGAAGTTACACTTAAAAATAATACTGGCACACAAATAGATAAAGGTTATCCAGTTCACGCAATAGACTACAGCGGTAGTGGTGAAGTAGTATGTATTTTAGCAGATGCCGGTAATGCAGAAACAATGCCAGCACACTTTATAGCACAAGATAATTTAACAGCAGGTGGCGGAACTGGTAGAGGTATATTAGCAGGTAGAATACAAAATGTAAATACTGGTGCATTCACAGAAGGTGACACTATATTCGTTGCAGTAGGTGGTGGATATGCAAATGTGGCTCCTAGTGGTGAAGCAAACCTTATACAGAATTTAGGTGTAGTAACAAGAATAGATGCATCTAATGGTGGCGGTGAAATAATGGGGGCTGGTAGAACAGCGGCCACACCTAACTTAGACGATGGTAAGTTCTTCTTAGGAAATGCCAGTAATAAGTCCACAACAGCAGTATTTACAGACGAATCAAACACAGCCTTTGATGCAAGGAATTTAGATAGTTCAAGCAGGAAGCTCATAGACAATGTGTGGGCTAAAGATTTCGGTATAACTGATAATTTAGCCGGTGGTGCA